GTACCGCGCCCACCCTGCATTTATTTAACACACGGGGGTCGTTTTGTCCGTATTTATGCGTTATTGTACAGTTTGTGCGTTATTGTTTATTATGTCCGTATTGTCTGTTGTTAATTTTGCGAGGGCTTGCTCCACTTTCGGCAGGGTATCCCTCACCTATTCGCCCCTATATTTAATGATTACCGGAGCCGCTAACCGTTAGCCCTAACCCTTAACCCTTAGCCTTATCCCTATCCCTTAGCCCTAGCCGATAGCTGCTCCCTCTCTAATCGGGCAGCTCTTATCCTCTCTCAGCTCTTACCCTTGTCAACTCTTAATGGATCCGATTACCGGCGGCAATAGCTCCGGAACTGATCCCCTAATAGGCTCCCGACACGGTGGAGAATTAACCGCCGCTAATGCTTGACACTAGGGTAGGCTCCCGTGTATTCTCAGAGAGTGAGCTATTACCGGCTCACTATAAGAGAGGGATATATCTAATGAATACTATGAACTATAGCTGCCCTAATTGCGGCGCAAGCTCTAACGTAATGCCGGAGAATTTTACGCCGGTACACTTCACCGGCAGACTTTCGCAATTGAGCGAGGGATACTGTACGGTTAATTGTGCGCGGTTAGCCCTTAATGGCTTGATCGCCCTTAATGCTATGAGCGGCGGCAAGCTCGCCGCTAGCTTGGAGCGTGTTAAGTGAGCAGCGAGATATTGGCGAGCAATAAGTGGAGCAAGCGCATAAGTGGCAAGCCTTACGGTATCGCTAATCTCTTACTATTAGAGGTCACCGGTGAGCTAGTTAAGCATAAGGGTAATTCTTACCCTCACTACTCCATAACCGGCAGCATTAGCCGCGAGGATAAACGTTACCGTGACCCTATAATAACCTGTGGCGCGATTCATAGCGAGATTCTCGCTCACTTTCCAGAGCTTGCTCCCCTAGTAACCGCTCACCTATCGGACGCGGACGGGACACCGTTACACGCTGCCGCTAACGCTCGCTATTGGGCAGGTCTAAGCACTTACGCGGACGGGCGCTCTATGTCGCCACGCGATAATTACGGGCGCGTAGAGATAGAGCTAGACGCGGACGGCGTGGAGTGGTCACCGGTAACCCTAGCTAAGCACTTACGCGTAAGCGTAGAGCTTGCCCGTGATATTCGCGGCGCTATGGTTAGCGGTCTATCTTGGGAGCGGATAGCTACTCACGCTAAGCTCACCGAGCTATGGTCTACGCAAGCGGGAGCCGCTCGCGCTCTATTGGTAACGCGTGAGAGGGTTAGCGCTTAGATAGTGGCGTACTATCTCGCACCGGTTACGCGGTGCGCGGTAGTCTGCTCCTAGATTAGGGCAGAATTAAGAGAGGGAGTTATTTAATGGACACGATTACACGGGAGCGCGTTAGCGTTCAATTAGAGGGAGCGCGTGAGCTATTAGAGGGAGCGAGCCTATGCGCTGCTAAGGGAAAGAGTGCGCCGGTGTCGCTTGCTTGCGTAGCCTTACGCGTAGACGGAGAGAGAGGGCAGCTTATCGCTCGCGCTACTGATCGCTATCGCCTAATTGTAGGGAGCGTTACAGTAGAGGGAGAGGATAGATTAAGCGAGATCCTCATAGGCTTACCCGATATTAAGCGGATAGTGGAGCTAATGAAGGGAGTCACTATCGGTTATCTCATAATTGAGAGAGAGGATAGCGGAAGGATATCTTTCCGCGTTAATGGTAACGCTAGCCTAACGGTGGAGCCGCTATCGCATAGTTTCCCTACACCGGAGAATTTTGCGCAACTATTGAAAGAGCCGGATACGCGTGAGCCTATTGGCGAGATATCGTTCAACCCTAGTTTATTCGCTGAGTTCGCTAAGATAAGCGGCAAGGATAAGCCCGTTAAGGTTACTTTCGCCGCAGCTAATAAGCCAATTACTATTGGGCTAACCGGCGATAAGGTAGCCTGGAGCGCATTACTTATGCCTATGCGTACCGTCTAGTTTAATCGGGTAATATCGTCCACCGGTAATTGGTGGACGGTGTTATCTCATTAACCGTTAATGGGATATTAAGCGAGGGAGAGGGAGCTAATGATAACTAAACGCGGAAAGAGAGTGAGGGCGATCTTAATCGCCGGAGCTATCGCTGGTTCACTATTGTTTATTACCGGATACCATAAGGTTTACGGTAATTGCCACTATGAGGGAGCGGATAAGGTCTGCTCACTTATTAAGTATGAGAGGAATAAGTAATGATAGATCTACTTAGCGTTAATACTTACGCTTCAATGGTTAAAGATTATCTAACCGAGGGAGAGAGTGAGAAGCGGATAGCTACTCAACTAGCATTAGAGAGTAAATTAGCTGACCGTAAAGAGATATTAAAGAAGCTAGAGGAGAAGGCTAGCGAAATAGGGAGCGATAATAGCTGGAATAAATACGAAAGCGTAGCTGAAGCCTACGGTTATGGTGAGGAGCTTAACCAATTACTAGGCGATTATGAATTAGATCCTGACGATATAGAAAATATCCTATGGCAAGTAGAGGATATAATTAAGAGTACGCAACGAGAGTGGACGTATCGTATGGAACGCGCTCAATGGTAGAATATTCTCTAAAGATACGGTAGGCTCACCTAGTGATAGGCAGCTTACTCTCTCTCACCGGTAATGGTGGGAGAGGGTGAGAAGTAGATCACTACTTCATTAACATACGAGAAGGGTAGCAAATGAAAGTAAATGAATTATTAAGTAATTCTGCCTATGATGAAGCTATCAATGGGTGGGGGAGAGAGAGCGAGCAAGTAAGGTTAGGGCAGAAAATACGTGTTACGTTTACCGGACTTAAACCTAAAACAGGATACGCCTATAAAGAAGAAGGAATTGGGTTAGGTATTCGTTACACTTGGAAGTCTATGCGTTGGTGGAGTTTACTTAACTACAATAACCCACTAATTAAATTAGAAGGGCAAGAATTAAATGAGCAAGGTAATGCTAATTGGGTAACACTATGGGAGAGGGCAAGTAAATGATTAAAGAGATTATATTCTGGGCTTGTAAATCGTGTGGAGAACGCGGAAATCTAGTAATGAATTTCGCCATATGTGATGAAGTATGTGAAGCGTGTGGTAAGTGGCAGAACGGTATCTATAATGACGTCTATCAGAGAGTGGGGTAAGTAATGGCAAGTAAACAACACGCTTTAATTGTAATAATAGACTTAGAAAACAAGTGGAATAAGGTGGCAATCTTTGACGCTACCGACACTTCACCGGAACGGCAACCGATAGGAGAGGGAGAGGGCAGTAATTGGCGCACCGCACTAGGTGAAGCTCTCTCGCAAATAGAGTTAAGCGCACCGCGCAAGACTATCAACGATATCAAGAGAGAAAAGGAAGAAGGAGAGGGAGATGAGTGAGCCACAATGGTTAGACGGTGATGATACCGCTAGAGGTATAGATAAGGACGAGGACGAGGATCAGGAAGAAGAAGGTAACGATTCATACGACACACTAGAGGAAATGGAAGGGTTAAACTAATGAGTGAGCCAACAAAAGAATACTTAGAAGCTAAGGCTAATCTATGTCAGAAATTAGCCATTAAAGACTTACAAGAGGGAGAGATAGCAAGGGCTATCAAGAACTTAGAGAGGGCTAATCTAGCTATCTCTCGCATATTCAACCTAAACGAACCGGAAGGAGAGGAAAACAATGGGTGAGATGAAACGGTTATGGGAAGATACCGTACAAAATAAGCTGAATCCGCATAACTTCTACGAGGTGAAAGATAGTGAAGGTAGAGGAATCTGGGGTGGCAAGTCCACCATTGAAGCCATTAAATTCTATCGCCAGAGCAAGAACGCTAGCGTATGGGTGGGAGTCTGGCACGAAGAAGCTGACGACGCTCATCTCTTGATTGAACCTATCAATATCACCAACATAATCCTTGCTACAATTAGCGATACTATGGACAGGAGTGGAAGGTGATAGTGCTAGGCTTACTCGCTGTAATGCTCATATTCTATGCGTTACTAATGCTGGAAGGTAATATAGATGGAGATTGAAAAGAGAAGGCTGGCAGCAGCAGCTAATAGTGCTGTGCGCCAGCGTAATTATCGGAGAGCTAGAGATCGCGCTCTTGTAAGGTTGGCTCACGCCTACCCCGATACCTATAAGCAGTTACTCGAAATGGAGAGGAAAGCAGATGAGGTTGAGGGCAAGAAATGGATTGATCTTACTGGCAACACTATGCCTACTTTGGGTATTCGTGTCAGAGCAAAAGGTGATAGAGATAAAGCACCCACCAAAACCAGCACCAACGAAGGCAACAATGGAGGGCAAGTATGAGAACCGTATCCTCGCAAAAGAGTACGCTTCGACTGCTTATGGGTGGAAAGGCAAAGAATGGGTCTGCCTTAACGCCCTTTGGACCCGTGAGAGCAGGTTTGACAATTACGCCAAGCCACTTGACTCAAAGGGAAAACCTAGATCGAGAGCTTACGGAATTGCTCAACTCATTGGAGAAAGGTCTAGTAGAACTGACCTCCAAATACTACGAGGCTTGCGATACATACATCACCGTTACTCATCGCCTTGTAACGCTAACCGGCACTCACTCCAAAGAGGGTGGTACTAAATGCTAACAGGAGTATCACTCTTTGCTGGTGTAGGTGGCTTTGACTTGGCTATGGAGCGCAACGGTATAAAGGTTGTTGCTAATGTAGAAATTGATAAACATTGTAGAGAAGTATTAGCTCTACACTTTCCTAACAGTAAGCAATTTAATGATGTAACCCAAGTGAAAGGAAGTGATTTAATTGGAGCAGGATTTGATCCTAGAAATGGAATTATCACAGGAGGATTTCCCTGTCAAGACTTATCTGTGGCTGGAAAACGCGCTGGTTTATCTGGCGAAAGAAGCGGGTTATTCTGGGAAATTGCTAGACTTGTGGAAGAAACGCAAAGCGAATTTTTCCTCATCGAAAATGTGCCTGGTCTTTTATCCTCTAACAAAGGAAAAGATTTTGGAATCGTTATCGGAACGATGGGCGACCTCGGGTATACTTGCGCCTGGAGGGTGCTTGACGCTCAGTACTTTGGAGTACCCCAGCGAAGGAAAAGAGTATTCATCGTTGGCAGACGTACTGCTGACCCAAGAAGTGTTACCGAAATTCTTTTTAAGTCCAAAGGCTTGCGAAGGAATACTACGCAGAGCAAACCGCAGGGGCAAGACACTACCACCAGCACTCCAAGAAGCTTTGGTCAAACAGGTTTCGCAAAGTATTCCGAAGGAGTAACCACACTTACTGCCACCACATACAAAAGACCAGAAGATAATGTTGTAATTGGTGCGCTCCAAGCCAGAGATTACAAAGGAGTAGGAAACCAATACGTGATGGAGAATAAACTTGTGGTACACAAAGAGTAGAAGGGCGCAGACAAGTGAAGATTATGAAACGTGGATTGAGGGGGGGGTAATGCCCACCTTAAATTCATTTGATAACGGAGATATAAGGACTACAATTATTATTGTTATGCGCCAACGCGAAGGTAAGCCAGGGGGGGGTAAAGGACCGATGCTAGGAGAAAAGAGTTTTACTTTAGCTACTAACAACGATCAAACGCTTTTTATATTTTATGGTAACAGAGTAGATGATATACGAATACAAGATGGTGTAATCAATACACTTCAAGCACGAATGGGAACTGGTGGGAATAATATGCCAATGATTGCTTATCCGATACAAGATGGGAGGGAAATGGAAAAAAACCAAAATGGAATTGGTATTGGTATTGAAGGTGATTCTTCGTATACTTTAGATAAAACAGGTAGTCAATCAGTTGCTATTGCTTATGATGAGTTTAATGACACCACCAATAACACGCACCACACCTTACGGGCTGGTACTAAACAATCAACAGGAGTTATTATGGAATCTATAGTGCGCCGTCTTACCCCTCTGGAATGTGAAAGATTACAAGGGTTTCCTGATGACTGGACTGTTACTCAATCAGATAGCCAACGCTATAAGCAGATGGGTAATGCGGTGGCAGTACCGGTAGTTGAGTGGGTTATACAGAATATATGTGATATAGTTTGAGTCTTGGTTGGTAACCCTTCCACCAACCTAAAGAGAAGCCCCTGCTAACGCGGGGGTTTTTCATTTATCGGTGGAGTAAAAGCCTTTACCTTTGAAGGTGATAGCGGGAGCTTGCCAGATTCGATACATAGAATTAGTACAATTTGGACATATAGGTTCTTCTACTTCGGAGTGTATTGAGCGTTCAATATCAGTTAGATAACCACACTCACACTTGAAAGTGTAAATCATATTACCAATGCGCTATCTACTGATAAGAAACCTACCAACTTAGTGCGGTTAGACTTATTACTAAACTCGGTAGTAGATGGTAGCCACTTTTCTTCCCATACTGGCTCCGGTACTACCGATAAATCAAAGGAATAGATAGCAACTGGCGTTGAATTAACATAGTACGGGGTGTATTCCAAAGCGTTAGCGTTATCTATTAAGTGTGTGTACTTAGCAAACTCGATAAGTAGAGTAACATAATGAGTATTGCGACATTTTAATTCAATATAAGACTTAGTAGACTCTGAAGTACAATCAAAAGAGTCGTACTCACCTTCACTTTTAACCAAGTCTGGATAAACTTTATCCTTTAAGTAATCAAAGAGTTCTAATTCTTTCAATTGTATGGACTCTCCCCGCCTAATAGGTTCTGTAAACGGCGCAGAGAAGCAGTAGCTCTACGATCTATGGTAGATATAGCACAACCATAATGCTCTGCCATTTGTTCTAAGGTGAGGTGTTCGTGATACCTCATACGTAACATTGTTTGATCTTCTATTTTTAACTTTAAGTAAGCCTTCTTAATATCAATTAAGATAGCTAATAAGTTGCCACCTTCTGCTGGAACACTAGGCTTACGCGGAGTACCATCATTGATAAGGTTCTGTGCTTGTTCTAATACAGTTTCATCTACGATGCTAGTGATTATATGCGGCAGTAGTTGAGAGATAGTGGTAGTTTCATAGAAAGATTCATCACCGGTTTGATAGCCAGATTTAGTAGCTTTCTCGCGACGAGCGTAGCGTTCTGCTACTCGTTTCATTTGCCACGCTATCTTCTTCTCATTGATAACTCTTTGTAATAAGTTTTCTTCATTAAGCATAGCGTCAAACTGATTAGCCCTACTCATAGCCCATAGATAGCACTCTTGTAATACATCATCTTTATCTACATAGTTACGATAACGACGATAAATAACCCTAGCAACACTAGGTGCTAAGTCTTGGATAGATGGGTGTATCTTGGGGTTCACCCGCAGTCCATCTCTTTAGATTCTAACTCAGCAACAACAGATAATAATTTAATAGCAAGAAAATCTATGTAGTTGCTAGCATCAGCTAGTTCTTCTACTAATTCCTTAACGGTATCTTGTACCGAAAAGGTTTCAAACTTCTGTCCAACACCCAATTCGTATTGGCTTGCGCCAATTTGTTTTACCCTACTAACACGAAGTGAAGCAAAGGATTCAATAAAAGAAGCAAGGTCATCAGTAGATATACCAGGATCGCGGTAGTTCAACACCGCAGGGTGGTCAGCTAAGGGTGCAGGGCTATTGGTCTTATGGAAATTATCCCAGTTGAAAGTTCTGTTCCAACTATCTCGAAGCCCTGACTGGTCAGCCATAGTATTATCTGATCCATCTCCTGTTGATTCATTCACTTGTTTCCCCCAATAGTTTTTTTATTCCATCTACACCATTAGCAAGATAGAAGTCATTTATATCCATTGTTGGTGGTAAGGATACAATCGTTGAGTTCAATACCTCCGAGGCAACACGCCGAGCAAACTCAGCTCCAGGATTAGTGCCATCTTCTTTTACATCATTATCGCCAATAATGTAAATAACATCATAACCGCCAAACAATTTAGAAAAGTGTGGCTTCCAAGCAGCCACTCCTGGTACCCCAACTGCTGGTATCCCACACACTCCAGATAGAATCACCGTATCGAGTTCGCCCTCGCAGATCACAATACGGTGACTATCTAGTAGCACATCTGCAACATTATACAGATGCGACTTTTGACCTAATGGTGACCCATACTTGGGTTTACCATCATCTAATCTTCTAAACTTAAAACCAACAACTAAACCAAGAGCAGTAACGTATGGAATAGATAGCCAGTTGAGATAGTTTTCGTGACCGGCAATCGGATTAGTGATAGTACCAAGTTGAAATCTAGCTGCTACTACCTCAGATATCCCACGTCCTTCTAGGTAACTTAGAGTTTCCTCGTTTATTTCTTGACTGTAATGAGATGCCGCTTCCAGCAGCAATTTCTCTTGCGCGAGCGATGCCATCTTTATACTCCAAATTCTCTATCTCCATTACAACACTAACTGCATTGCCACCCTTACCGCAGGTATGGCAGTAATACAAATTATCGTAAGTATTCATAACTGCACTTCTTCTTGAATCATTATGAATACAACAACGAACTTGTGCCGACTTACCTTCTCTCACTTCACCGCCATAGTGGGTGACAATAGCTATTATGGAGATTGAGTTTGCACTATCTCTATTTTTTCTCCGGCTCGTCTTATGTGACCTGGACCAGTCTTGTGTTGGCAAGGGCAATCTCCTTCGCATTTAAGGTGGCAGTTTGCCGCCCTCTTGTAATGACCTAAAGTATTTTCTTCTCCACCCCTAAGACAATAGTAACAAATCATTTATTTTCTCTCGGTTCTTCTTTTGGTTGTTCTGGTTTAAGTATCTCTGTTGTTGTGAGATCTCCATTTGGTATTGGCATCTTCTCTCCTAACCATTGTTGTAAGTCTTGGACTACCCAAGCCTGTTCTATTCCGGTGTTGCGACGTTTAACTATCACATAAGCAAGCGGAGTTAATTCTAACCCTCTAGCCTTTGCATAGTTAGCTGCTTCTACTTGTGCCTCTTTCCAAAAGGTAGGAAGATCAAGTGCCTTGCGATTTTTTAACTCTAAAATATAGGTCTGACCTGCGACTATAGCCATAATGTCGCCTTCGTCTTTGGCTCCAGCCTTAGTTAATCGCTCCGCTATCACACCCATCTTGCGTAGCCATCTCATTACATCGGTTTCAAAGGTGGCTCCCTTAACCTTGTTATATTTAGCGCTCATTTGAATGACCTATCTAATAATCTTAGAATTATGTAAGTCATAACAGTACCTAATGGATACCACAAACACAAGCAACTTCATCATCTCGTTCATCTTGTTCGCGTCTTAAGACAGTAAGGCTTAAACATTTGTTACATCTATATTCGTAGGTTGGACTCATCTTAACTCCTTCTCAATAGCCTGATAATCTCCACAAAAAATACAACGCTCTTGTGGTTGGAAGTAGGCAAATATATGACCTGAACCTTCGCAGGTTCTGTTATAGAAATCATTTGGTGTCGGTCCACTATGCCTTTGTAGATACCCGTCAAAGACTGGCACTAGATTCTTGAGCAGTTCATAATGTCCAAAGAATGTGTTGCACTTGTGGCAAAGTAATCCTCGCACACACTTACCGCAAGACTTATCGCTAGGACAACAGGTATGGTCGTGGTCTACCGCTAATCGGCGCACTTGATTTGTGCGCTTATCAACCATTACTTCTTTTTGCTTACATACAGCGCAAACCCCACCTTGCTGTTCAAGCATAGTCTGATAATCCTCAAGGCTAATGCCAAAGCGTTGCTTGTAAACAATAGACCTGCGAGCATCAGGGTTTTTAGCGTGATGAGTCTTGCTGTATTCAGCACGCTTTTCTTTATTCCTTAGCCGATACTGGCGTTGGTATTCTTTTTCTTTGTCGTTCATTTGAGGTTCTCAATTATCTGCTGAATAGTTGGGCAAGATTTCCAAGGAAAGAATGCAGAATTGCTACAGCCTTCACAATAAGTCATATCTTTATCAATACGTGATGGCTTATGCAATTCCACCACTGCACGAAGGGCTGCATTAGCCTTCTTTACTGCTGGTCCATCAAGACTCCATACGTAATCTTTACCTTGAACAAATCCTGATGCTTCTATCTTCGCCAGCAATTCATCGTGTGTCATTTGAATAACTCCATAGTCGTATAGATAAATAGAAAAATAGATATCATTGTCATAGTACCCCAAACTATATTATGTAGTGTCATTAGTTCACCACTTGGTAGTTAGAATTTAGGTAAGCTCTACCTTGTTGATCTGCGTCGCCTATCTGACACGAAGCAAAGTCAACAAACAGAGTTGCAAATTGTGAAGCATCGGCGGTGTGTGGACCAAACCGATTTTTTACAGGAGCAATTCTTAGTATTTTATTACCTGGATCGTAGCCAAGTGTCAGTATTATGGCTGGCAACTGGCTTACCTTTCCGTGTATGGAGCGTCGCGCAGGTGGCATAGTCGTTGAACCATACTCACTCTGTTCTGAAACGTGATGCAATACAAGTACACACGCTTCAGTTTTACGAGCCATATCGTGAAGCTCCATCATAATTGCTCGTAAACCTGCCCATTCATTATCGGTTTCAGCAGCAACATTCATTAAGTTATCTATCACAATTAACTCTGGTGCTACCCCATACAATTCTACGTAGGCTTTAATCTCCATCTCGATATCATCAAGTGAAGGACTAGAATCAAAGACCCATTGAATATGGCTCATACCATCTAAGTAATTATCGTAGTAGTTTGCGCGAGATGTAATGTTTTTTTCTACCGTTAATTGTGTATGGCTAGATAAATGTGCTGCTGATCTAATCATTGCAGTAGTGGTATCAGTATCAGCAGAGAAAAATAAGGTAGGAACTTTTGCTTTGATAGCATATATCAATGAGAACATTGACTTACCAGCGTTAGGTGCAGCCGCAACCATACATACTTGACCACGACGAAACTTAATTTGGTTATTATCTAAAGCTCTCCACACAACCGGTAGCGGCGTAGCCTTTGTGGTTACACCGCCCCAAGCACGTGAGAGTTTAAGCACTTTTCCCTTTCTGTCGTACAGTTATTCTTCTTTTACGACGAATTACTCTACGTTGTTGCTCGACCAAACCGCCCCAAATACCAAACGATTCATTAGCAACTCCCCATTCGGCACACTCAATTTGATGGCGACATTTACGACAAACACTTTTAGCATACATAGCATCCATCTTGCTACTTGTGGAGTTTTCCTTTTCAGGAAACCACATATCGCCACCAACTTCTGCACATAAGGGAGCCTCATAATCTTTTGGCTCTCTCATAAACTAAGCCCAGATAGTCGCTGCTTGACTTTCCTTGGGTACCTTAGCGCCAGTCCAATTTGGACCTGCTGATGGGTCAAAGAAACCCTTATATGGCTTACCTGTAGCCTGTGCCTTACCGTGTTTAAGAACCATTTTACCTCTGCCACACTCTGGAGCTTCAGGTAAATTGTAGATCCAAGTATTGCCGTACTTATCTACGACTGTATCGCCACCACCTGATGCAACTGGTGCTGCGCTAAAGGCTTGTGTAATTGATGCAACCGTTGGAGCGTTAGTACTGATACCTAATTCCGTACCGGTAGTTTTAATGTTAGTAGCGTTCATAGCAATATCTGCTAGACCTGTTTCAAGTTCTGTTACTGTACTTGCATATAGATTAACAAGAGTTCCATCGTTTAATTTGTAATTAACTTGGAACTTGATTCCTTCAGCAGCCATTATTTTCCTCCATCTAATTTAACAGAAAGCCTTATGCTTTCCTGCCCTTGCTTGGTTGGTACAAAACCCATTACATCTTGCACTACCACTTTATCAACTTGCCTAGCACCTGCAACAGTAGTCCAGATAACTTCAACTCCAGTATTAGTTATACCAGTAATACCACGCAGAGCTTCTTTTATATCATCTTTCTTATCACTTAGCAATTTGATTTGCTGATCTAACTGAAGATACTCAAGTGCTTGTGAACTTGCCACTTCATCTTCAATCAATATGCGTTCAGCTTTGATACGTTCTTTTTTTATACCGACACATCCAATGTCATCAATTGCATCGTAGTATTTGCAGTAGTGCTTGCAGAAAGATTCATCTCTTTCTGGTTCGGGAATAGTTGCTGATGCCTTGACTCCCTCGAGCCAGTTAAGTGCATCAACTGCCATTGATTCATTGTAAGGTTCTGTGTGAACCTTTACATCGCGTTCATCACCATCTCTAGCTATAGCTACAAGACTGACATTTCGAGGCTTCCCCGTCCCCGACTTATCAATCAAGTAGCCATAGACCTGTACCTGCCAGCGTTGCTGCTGAGTAGGAAAGTAAGAAAGGTTTTGTTTCTTAACTGTTTTCCAGTCAATAACATCACCGGTGGAAGGAATCCAACAATCAATATGTGCCTTCATTCCATTGTATTCAACTTCCGATTCTAATACTACATCTTTGTTATCTGCTAGAGCTTTCTCAATTTCTGTATGGATAGCAGTACCCATAATTGCTGCAAGTTTTAATTCATTGTTATTAGTTTCTGGTTGGTTGTTAAGACGATACCAAACCTTACGGCGACAACCACCTAACTCTGATGGACCTATCTGCACCTGAGTAGAACGAGATTTACCGGCGTCCTTAGTTTTTAGAGCATCAAGCAATAACTGTTTTGGATCTATCATAATTGTTTTGTCCACTTAGTAATTGTAACATTAAAAAATAATAGACTCAACTGCAATATAGAAGCTATCTTTCTTGGTTCTATTTCATCTATTAAATAATAAAAATCAAAACCTAATGAGAAGTTTGATAAATAATAGCGATTAAAATGTATTGTAAATAAACCAATATCTTTTATCATCTTACGCCCTTTCTTGAGTAACCAATTGAATCGGAGGACAGGTATTGATGTCAAGTACCGACGCTATCTCAACAGCGTGTTTTGCTACCTTACTTGCCTTATCTAAAGTTAAGTTAGCAGGTACCACTGACGAGTAGAGATAACCCAAGGCGAACTGACCACCTGAGCCAATGCCATAGATGCCATACTCAGATTGTAGAAATGATAGGTCGCAGGCTATGTGATAGACCAAGCCATTAAAAGCAATTAGATAATCAAAGCCAGCTTCCTTATCTTTATCAGCGCTGGTAAACTCATAAGAGTTGGCGCGGAAAGTTTCTATGATGGATGGAATGATTTTCTTACCCATAAATTGGGTGGGATCTTCGCCGCGATAAAGGGGTGGCTTCCAGTTATAGGCGAGGATATCTCCAGGTCTTGAGTCACCGGAGATGGCAATTAGATACTTGCCAATGGTGACTATCTTGGGCGTGGTAAAGCTAATGGTGCGTAAGTTATCCTCAGTAATTTGGGAGTCAGCAGCAATCACGCACCCATCTTTGGTTTGGATGGCAACGATAGTGGTCATAGTGGGCAGAGTACTATCACTACGGCGTGTCGTCGCGTAGCGACACAGCTTAATGTGTAAACTACGAGCCGTGAGGCGAGTTAACAGAAGGGGCGCATAGCGCCCTCTGAGATACAGACAGTGCGATTCCGTCTACCAACCCTGCAATTTTTAAGCAGACCTAAACTACCAGAAGTCTTTGGTTCTGACCTTAGAACACTTGGACCACTACATACCTGCCCTTGTGGTTCTACCATATTCAACATAATGGCATCCTTCGAGGACTACGAATTAGTTTGGTATTTCCTAGATGCAACTTGTGTCAATTGTGGGAACCTAGTCACAATCCCTTGCCCAGTTGATGATCCCAGTAAACAGGCATAAAAAAAGAAGCGGGCAACCCGTTAAGGTCACCCGCCATTTACTGCCTCGCAGTGTTTTTAGATTACTTCTTCTTTCCAAACTCTTTGGCAGAAGGGTCAATAGCCTTGAGCAAGGGGGCTGCAACTGCGGCTGCGGCTGCTGATAACAGAGCTTTAGGATCTGTTACTCCTGCTAGGTATAGAGCTAAAATTGCTGCAAATCCAGCACGAAAATATGTTAAAGCAATTTGTTTCATTTTTTCTGTATTCATTCTTCTCCTTATGGTTTTTTCTTAGGTAAAGGTTTAATTTTACTTATTACCTTTGCCTTCGGAACCTCACCCATCCAGGCAAACCAGTTAGTGGTATCGCTACCACACTCTGGTTTAATGGATATGTGAAGATGATGGTTGTGCTGGTTAGAACCGGTGTATACATCATCACCGTTTTTTTGACTCCAGATTCTACCTTTGAAAATTAAATACTTAACTCTATTATCGTGCTTTAACTGCTCGTATACATAAGCACAGTCAAAGCCATTAACTGGATCGTGAGATAAATCCACTGCAAAGCCTGAGTTATGGTCAGAGTTAGGGTTTTGTTTTTGATGAGCAGCAGATGGTAGTAGCCCATCAGATGCTTTAATCCGTTTAGGCTTAAAGGCAGTTGCTTGACGAAGTACTGCTATGGCAGCAGGTTGTGCTTTCTTGACTAATGGAATCATCTTTTACCTTCAAGTAGTAAGTCTATTATTTCATCAATGCGTTTTTCTAGTCTTGCAATTCTTCCTTC